ATTTGACAATAATTTTTATAAATAAGTTTCTCCAATATTTGCCAATTCTTTAGAAGAATATTTATTACCATTAGGTTTTTTTCCACCATTTGTAACTTCCCAACCAATCATTCTGTTAATAATACTTTGTTGTATCCATTTGTCGGTTAAAGGGTTTCCAAGTTTGTAATTACTTTCTCCAGGATTATTATAAAAATAAAGTTGTTTACCAACATCCCAATATGCCCAACTTTCGCTCATCCCCGCTTGACTTATGTCTTTATTTATTTTGGTTGTCATCAAATTTTTGAACCTATTAATTAAACTTTTTACTAACGTTTCAATTTCATTTGGGTCTTCTTTTGCCAAAGCCTCAGAGTATTTTTTCATACTTTCACTGGGTTCTGCAGCGTTAAATCCAACATCACTATAATTCAATTTAGAAATGTATTGGTCAGAACTACTCGTTGGTTCGTTTTTTTCAACGTTTGGTTGATTAGTTTCAAAATTTGAGGTTATTTTATTCGCACTATTTATTCTTTTTAATTTTAGTGCCTTCTCTTTAAGTCCAGGTATTGTGTCAAGTAAATTATTTGCCTTATCCCAATCTATTGGGTACTCTCCGTTTTCCATACTTTTAGAGTAGTCTTTTAAATATGAGCCCTTCCAACTGTCAATACATTCATCTTCGGACCCACCATTGAAAAAACATAACGTTTCTATTATTCCACCAATCTCTTCATCACCACAAAAATTATTTCTTACATAATCCTTAAACTCATAGTCTTTTGAAAATAAATTCATCAATTCATCTAAAGATGTTGAATTTTCTAGTTTTTTGTATTGTGTAACTCTTGAACCCGCCTCCACAGCCTTTTGTCTTAATTCTAAATAATTTCCTTTATTATTTATTAAATCATCAATTGATGAATTTTTAACCAATTGCGAAAATTCATCCGCAATTTTTTTATCATCTTCAAGACTTTCAAAAATTCCCATCATTTGTTTAATTCTTGATATTTCTGTAATAATATTTTTCATAATATATAAATACTATATAAAATAAAAAATCCCATTTATGAAAATGGGATTTCTTGTATTTGACCTAATGTTTTAAAGTATTCAACTCTTGTTTTGGCAATTTCCGCATAATTTGGTGATAACTCAATACCCAACCATCTACGGCCCAATATCTCTGCCGCCACCAAACTTGTTCCTGAACCAGCAAATGGGTCTAATACCACATCGTTTTTGTAGGACAATATTTTAATCGCCTTTGTTGGGATGTCCATTGAGAAGGTCGCCTTGGTGAGTGATTTAGTATCTGCAAAGTAATTCCACTGACCAAACACAAGTTCCATAAACTCTTTCTTATCTGTCTCTTCATATACGACTTTCTTTTTTATGGTTCCATCCTCCTGTTCAATGTCAGTAGGGGTCCCTTTCCACTGAGGTTCTCCTTTAACCTTTTTAATGTGGTGTTTTTTGTATGCTAAGATTACACACTCCTTAGGATTATAAATGTACGGACTTGATGGGCTCATCCAAGAACCCCAAGCGGTTGTTTTACTTCTGTGTGGTGATTGTTCCTCAAGGTCGACGATCCCAAAGAACCCATAACCAATCTCTTTCATTATTTGCCACATCTCAGAAACAAAGAAAATTCTTCCACCTTTCTTTTGTCTATTGATTTCATAAGGAATGTTCAGGGCAATTCTCCCATCATCCTTTAACAACCTATATGACTCACTTAACCAATCTTTACTAAAAACTTTATATTCTTCAAATTCAACATCATCGTCGTGAACATCATAAGCAATACCAACACCATACGGACAACTAGTCACAATTAAATCAACACTACCCTCAGGTAATGTTTTCATTACCTCAACACAATCTCCGTTTATTATTTTTCCTGTTTCTATCATATTCTTATTTTATACTTTCTAAAAAATCCCACACTTCATTTGAAAACTCTTCATATAGGTCCCCATCCTCATCATCCGATAAGTCAACAATGTATTCATCCACACAAAAATCCACAATTATTTCGTGCACTTCACCAAGTGTTTGTTCCTCATTTTTTAACCCTTCATATTGATTTAGGATATGGTTTTTTTGTTCTTCTGTTAGTTTCATTTTTTTTAATTTAAAATCAGTACCACTAATACAATGACTACTACGATTATTGACATAATAACCGAATAACCAAAGACTTTATTGTTTCTTTCTACTTGTTCTTTGGTTCTACCTTGCCATTCGTTTGGATTCCAATCCATATTAGACATTTTTTTCTAAATTATCAATATGGTGTTGAAGATACCACATCGCCTTCTTAAGGTCCTCCAATTCTTTTTCTTTATTTTTCTTTCCTGCTCTTGAAATGTACTTAACCGTATTACCCAAAGAAAATCCTAAGTCCCAAGCATCAATAACCTTGATTGCCTCGTATTCATTATTTTCTCCTCCGTAATGTTGTGGATGATTTACTTGTTCCATTATTCTTCTCTATATTCCTTTAACAATTCTTCATTTGACATTGTACCAAACTTCTGATTTAAACCTTCTGTTTTAACATTTTTAGTCATCATATGTTTAACCTCATAGATTTGTTCGGCAGTGTCTAAAGATGTAACAATTTCTTTAATAATTTTATATGGATTGGCATTTGATCCAGGTCTTCTGTCCTCAACATATCCTTTCCATTCTTTTGCTGTGTCTTGTGGTACACGAATAGACGCTCCACGATCAGACACACCCCAACTGAACGTATCAATTGATTGTGTTTCAAAGTCACCAGTAAGTCGTAAATCATTATTAGAACCATACGCTTTAATGTGTTCTTGGTGTCTTGACCCAAATGAATTAAATATTGATAAAAAATATTCGTATCCTCCCTTATTTCTCATCTTATCGTTTGAAAAGTTGGTGTGAAGTCCTGAACCATTCCATTCGCCATAAATTAATGGTTTTGGATGGAGTTCAATATGATAACCATATTTTTCAGAAATTTTATAAAGGAAATATCTACTCATCCATAAGTCGTCCCCACCTTTTAATTTACCTTTTGAAAATACTTGATATTCCCATTGACCTAAAGCCACTTCAGCATTTGTTCCGGTAATGTCAATTTTATGGTCTAAACACATATTTAAATGTTCTTCAACAAAATCACGACCAACCACATTATGACCAACACCACAATAATATTTTCCTTGTCCTTCAAGTAATCTTCTATCGTGACCTAAAACATTACCACCAGTTTCGTTATATATGAAATATTCTTGTTCAAAACCAAACCATAAATCTTCTTGTTCTCCATTAAGGGTCGCCCTGTGATTTGATTTATGTGGTATATTATCAGAATCCATTACCTCACAAAACACATAAAGAACACTTTTTTCTAATGGAAAAGATTTTGATTTATAGAGTCTAACCGGCTTTAATAAACAATCTGACTTACCTGTCTCTGCTTGGTTAGTTGATGACCCATCAAAATTCCATATAGGGAAATCTTCAATTTTTAAGGTCTTAATTAATTCGTATTCAACAATCTTAACTTTACTTCTAAGATTTGGCTCCGGTTTATATCCGTCGAGCCACACGTATTCTAACACAACTTTCATTCGTTTTCTATTATATATTGGATTATTTGTTCTTTTGATTTTCCTTGATTGAATAGACGATAAACGTCTCTTGAGAATTCATCGGTGGTGAGGACAGCATCCGCATCAAGATATTTCATGATATTATCTAAGTTTTTAAGTATGTTTTCTTTACAAAGAAACCTTTTGTTGAATCCCATTTTTTGCGTCTTTAATTTTTTTCACTCCATTAATGAACTCTCTAACTTTTTTACCCAATTCGGCATCGTTTGGGTGTTCTTTCATTAACTCTTTAATAACTTGATATACGTCTAATTCCATAATATTTAAATTTAAATGATTAATCTCTTTTTGTCAAATTTTTGTTCTTAATTAATTTAGATTGTATCATATAATTCATCACCTTTCTTTTTGAAATTGGTAATAATGTTTCTTTAAATGGAAATTGTTCTGTATGATGAACTTTAAATACTATTAAATTTTTATGAATTTTAGGGTCATTTATATTTTTTATTAATGGCCTCTTAACTTCTAATAACTTTTCTTCAAAATTATCTTCTTCACACGCACACACTTTTTTAATAACGCATTTTGTGTCGACACCCCCTTTTTTAATTGGTTTAATAATAAACTCATAAAGATGTGTTAATCCATTATCTTTAATAAAAAATAAACCTTCTTTTGGTTCTATATTTTTTGGATTTTGTATCGGTTCTATAGAAATGGAGTCGTTAGCAACGTCCCATAACGCTTTTGCTTGATTAAAGAAATCTTTGATTCTATCGTTTGAATATAGACACACTTTATAAATTTCAAGTATTTCTTCTTTTGTGAATAACGGTAAACTATTTGTCAATAAATCAGAAATCAATATCTCATCATCAGGATCTTTAAGCAACCTAGTAAGCGTTAAGTACTGACCCTTTTCTGTAATAAGGTTAATACTAGCAAGGTGTAATGAAATTTGTTGAAAATTAGGGTATAACTTCAAATTTTGAAGTTGTTTATCCATTTTTTGTAGAAAATCTAATAGAACGTATTGTTTGTGTTCAAAATCAATAGGCTCCTGAAATACCCAGTCTGTGTTCATTAAAAACTTTTAATTAAAAATAGGATATATTATATAACAGTAAATAAAATATTAATTATGTCTCATTACGTGATACCATTTATCATTCACCTTAATCTCATTATCGGTACCATCATACCCATTAAGAATTTCTCCGTAATCACTGTCTCGTAATATGTCTTCACAAACTCCATCAATATCAACAAATTCTAAAAGATATTTAGAATCATATCCCATATCTTCTAAAAAACTTGGGAAATCTCTAGAATTATCTTCAACAAAACTATCTATCACATCTTCAATTGTGTCCTCATCATAATCCCCTTCAGGGTCTTCTTTAATTTCTTCAATAATATCTTCTATACTTGTTATTTCTTCTTCAATTTCTTCAGTTTCTTCATCAGTTAATTCTTCATTTTCCAATTTATAATTTAACCTTTCTATTTTTTGGGTATAAATTACAACGTACTTTTCTTGTTGTTGTGAAAGTTCTTTTTCTATTCCATAATCGTCTGGATCATTTCTTACTTGGTCTTCATGAATATCATATAACCAACGTCTGACTTCACTCATATCTAAATTATTTTCCCAAACACTTGTTCCAAATGCTTGATAACCTAAATCTTCAATATCAGATTTAATTTTTTCATAAGCCGCCGATTCAATATCGTCATCAGAATATACAACCCATTCACTTTCAAACAACGAATCACCTAACCATTCAAACATATTACTATTTCCATATCCTCCGTATTTTGTTTTATATATGAAATACTTGTCTTCTTTTACCTCTTCCCCATCTTCATTATCGTATGTTCCAATCTCCCTATTTTGGGATAAATGGTTATATAACGCTTCGGTTTCATATGAAATATCATCACCATTATTTATGTCCCATTCTTTATTTTCTCTATATTCTTGGAGTTCATTTAATTTTTCTTTTAGTATTTTTTTTCTTTCGATTTGATACATTGTACTAGCCCAATAGTTTAATCTACCCTTAACTTTATTTTTATCAAAATAGGTTATATTTGTGTATCCAATATCTAAATCCCCGTCAACATAATCAATACTATCAATGTTTGATACCGATTTATTACTACTCAAGTCTAATTTACCTGTAATTTTAATTTTCTTACCTCTATAATCGGGTAATCGTTTAATTGCCGCCCCGTTACCATTAACGTATTTTAATAAATCAATATAATCTTCAGGTGCGATATCAACCCATTCATTGTCCTGTTCCTTTAAAACTCTTTTAATTATGTTTTTTAAACTCATATAATATAAATACTTTCCATTTACAAATGATGCTTTTATAGTTATCAAATATTTATATAACAAATAAACTTATTAAAATTTTTAATCATGGGGTGCGGATGCAAAAAAGGTCAAGAAACAACACAACCACAACAACAAATTCAGGCTCAACCACAGCAACAAAATGAGACTGTAAAACAAGCGGTTACAAAAATTGTAGAGAAATATTACAAGAAGAAATAATAACTATTTAACCTATGTTTTATTTTAATTAAGATTAATAAAAATAAACTTAATTAAAACGATTCTTATGGTTACATCTGAGGTTTACAATTTTCTTAACGGAAAAAACCTATGTAATATTTTTGCAACTATTCTTGTAAATAAAATAAATGAAACATTTCCTAACGCAAAAACAGAAATAACTGTGATTAACGTTAGGAATTTTTTTATTGTAAAAGGTAGGACTAATTCCGACCAAATATTAATTATTTCTGATTTATTTCAGGAATTTATGAATAAATACGATGAGGAGTTATCTTCCACAATTAGAGTTATCGACATTGTCCTTTATAATGTGGATTTTACATTATCACCAATAAACATTTCATATGATTCTAACAAAAATCGTTTTAAAGAAAACATAATAAATCAAAATTTTGTTAATTCATACATTAATGATAAGTTATATTTTAATTTAAAAATTGAGGGGTCTAAAAAGTTAATCTACTTTGATTGTTCAACTGAAAACACGAATAAAGTAGTTTCCATTTTAGAAAAAAACTATTTAGGATATCAAATAGTTAAAAGTGATTTTTCTCAAGAAACTTATATCTCAGATAGATACTATGGGTTATCAAATTATGGTGAGAAATTATATCACATGTTATTAAAACATATAACATATCATCTTTTTACTTTAGGAATTAGTAAAGAATTAAATATTAAACTTATGTCTTCAGTTAAAATAGAAGATATGGATAATAACAACACCGAACTAATTATAACAAACAATAACCATATTGTTAAAACAGAATGGTTAGAGTCTTTAATTTTAGACATATTTCCATTTACACAGGAAGAACTAAAAGAATCGTTTGATTTAAGTTTGTATAACCCTATGGATGAAATAATATTATCGGATAAAATTTTACCTTGGGAAAAATTAGATAGGGCTAAAGAAATAGTGTTAATCTAACAGATACAATTTAACCATCTCTACCCCTTCATAAATGTCTTGAAAATCTCTTTCTGGTGCGAGTAACTTAATGTTACTCGTATTTTCATTTTCATCAATAGTTAACAACATCATGGAAGGAACGAATTCATTTTGAGTTAATTCAACAAATTGGTTGTATTCGTCCTCATTTTGGTGAATATCTCTTTCAATGTAATCTACATTGTTTTTTTTAAACTCTTCCTTTATTGACGTACAAAAGGGACATCCATTCATTGTAAAAAGCACTGTTACTTTCATATTTTATCAATTGTGTAATATTTATTTAATCCAGACAATAACATTTTTATGTTATCGATATCTAACGTTAAAATAAATAGTTTATATGTTGTTTCATTTACTATTTTTTCAAAATATATTAATACTTTGTCACTACCCCACCATATATTACCTTCTATATAATAAAATTCACTATTATCATAAACGGTAAATGACCATATCACTTTATTCTTATTAGTTAAAACATTTAAACCATCTTTTGTGATGTTTCTTGTTCTAATAATATTAGGGTAAGTCTTAGTTTTAAATTTGTCTCTAAACGTATCAAAAACATGACCAGGGATTAATTTTTCATTTTCCATAACATAATGATATAAATATAATTACGGTAGTAAATCTTCAAATTGTAAATTAGGTTCTACCGGTACACCCATAGGTTGGTATTCATTCCAATTAGGTAATTCATTTTGCCAATAAGATAACTCAGGAGTGTATGTGTCCCAATGTGGAACCATAGAAATTATTTTTGATTCATTAACCTCGGTCTCGTTATCAAATGTTGCCTGTTGTTCAATCTCTTTACCACTACGATATTTTTTAATCATCTTTGGTAGTTTTAAATTTCCAGACTTATACATCAAATTAATTTTTTCCAATTGTATTTTAGCGACATGTGAAAACTCAACTGATGGCGTTTCATTAAACTTTGCTCTTTCTTGAACATTCAATATCTCATTTTTTCTGTATTGGTATTCCACAGTAATTCTTTCATCACTATCTATTGAACCTTTACGAATTGAGAATATTAAACAATCTGGTCTTTCTGAATAA